GTATATTATCTAATATGATAATACAAAAGATGGAGTATGATGACTGGCAAAAAGAGATAATTGAAGACACTTCAAAGGATATATTACTTTGTAAAGGGAGACAGATAGGCGGAACAACTGTATTCGCACAGAAAGCTGCTAAATGGATGGCCGAGAAGGGAGAGACAATATTAGTTGGTTCAATTACAGAAGAACAAGCTAAGTTGGTTATTGTTATGGTTAAAGAGATTCTGATGAGAGATTATCCCGGAGCCATTGCAACTGTAAAAAAAGATAAACCAACCTTAGATAAAATAATTTTAAAGAATAAGGGATGGATTAGAAGTAGAGCAGTTGGAACAATGGGAGATGCCTTCAAAGGATTCACTGCAGGCATTAATTGGTTCAATGAGATGTCTAAGTGGCCTGAATTAGCGTTTATAGCCATCATGCCAACACTTCTAACAACTGGAGGAGGAATGTGGGGAGATTCGACACCTTTTGGGAAATTTATTAATAATACAACAAAAAAGACCTTTTTTTTCAAATGTTTCGAGAACACAGATGGCAGATGGAAGATTTACTATAAAACAAGCCCAGAAGTCATTAAAGAGAGAAAACTAACTGAATTTTGGACTATAGAGAAAAGGGAAGCCTCATTGAAGTTCTTAAAAGATCAAAAAGCGACAATGTCTAAATCAGAATACTCACAAGAGTATCTAGGTTTATTCATGGATGATGTAAGCCAATGGTTTCCTGATGAATTAATAACAAGCTGCATGACAGAAGAAAGGCAGGATAAGATAGATAAGAACGCAATATACTTTCTAGGAGTTGATGTTGCAAGAATGGGAGAAGATGAATCCACATTTGAAATATTCCAATTAACCGACAAAGGACATCTCTATCAAATAGAAAACCAAACAACAAAGAAGACTACTCTACCTCAAACCTTCGAGCATATAAAGCAGCTTTGGGCTTTATATGATTTTTCTAAAATCTTCATCGATTCAGAAGGAATTGGGGTAGGGGTGTTTGACTGGTTGATGTTTGATGATGACACTAAACATATTACAGAAGCCATTGATAACTCTAAGCAGATTATGAGTGTAGATGGAAGAACTAGAAAGCTACAGAAGACTCTTAAGTACAGTCATTTCAAAATGATGATGGAAACAGGAAAGGTTCATTTATTAGACGACAGTAACATCTTCCAGAGTTTCAAGAGTGTGCAGTTTGCTTATACAAATGATAACTTGGGAGTTAGGCACTTAAAGATATTTGGAAACTATACTCATATTGCCGAAGGTTCTACAAATGCAGGTTGGGGCGAGAAATCAAAACATTTAAATCTTCAAGTATATTCGATAAAAGTATAATGACAACAGAGGAATTAATAGAGGAGATGCAAGCCGTGAAAACAGCACACCCAACTTTAGAAATCCCTGATGTTCTTAGAATATTTAGTATTCAAGCAATGCAAAATCTAACAGATAAAATTGCAAGACTGGAGTTAAAAATATAATGGCAGACGATGGAATTTACACAAAGAACGCAGACATTCAAGCACTAGCAGGAGTTAATGCTGGAACAACCGCAAAGGCAGAAGCTGCAACAGATGTTTATGTTCTTAATGTGGAAGCAGCAATAAACACGAGGACAGGTACGGATTGGAGTACGGCATGGACGGCATCAGAACTTGATGACAACGGCACAATGAAATTAGTCCTAACTCAAACTGGTGCTGCAAAGTGTGCTATGAATGTAATTATTGCAGACCCAACAGGCTACAGTGCAAGGGAGAGAGAGACAGCTTTGGATTTTCTAAATACAATGTATGAGGAGGGCATAAAGATGTTATCAGGCACAGGAGGTTCAGCGTTGATAGCAGGAGAGTAAAATGGTCACACCTTTACCAGAGGATTATAGAAAGAGTCCAGATGCTCTTATTAGTTTTGATTGGGTAGATGCGACTGCTGGAACAGGATATATCACTTATTATCTTGGGAAGACAGGTTTGAATGGAGCTGAAAAATATGTGCTTTCTAATAAGGTGTTTTATAGTGATAGTGTTATGACCTTCGCTCCAAAAGTCATAGCAGTACCCAGTACTTTTGAGCTAATTCAGGATTTAGATTTCGACCTCTCAATAAATAAACAGCTAAATGTAGAAGGTAAGATGATTGTTAATGTTGCAGTTGCAATTCGGGAATCGAATGATGATACCTATTCAGAGTATATTCATGTTAAGCT